GTGTTATCAGTATGGCTATTGCTAACCAGATGCTGAAATATGTGTGGCTACCAGAATACCGTGGGGATGTTCAGGTCCCTTATAATAGTATTTTGTGGTGGGAGCAGCACTTATTTAGCGAGGTTTCTGACGCTAAGGTGCCAATTGGTTCCCATAACACTAGGTCTGGCGTGCGATAGGAACGGCTAGGAACGGCTTTAGGTATTATTGATGAGTTTTACGTGCGTAACTTGCGGCAAACATAAGGATGAACAGGTCCAAAGGCGTGGCGAAATCTGTTTCGCCTGCCACATTAAGGGTGTTCGTCTGGGTTTTACCTATGGTAAAGAAGATTTTCATGGGGATACTATCCGTGAACGTCAACGTAAAACGGTAGAGGACGCAAAAATTAACGGCTATAACGCCGAGCCTGTTGGGACTAGGTGGGTGTAATATGGAATGGCTGGTACCTATTGCGGTTGCCTTTATTACTGGACCAGTTGTGGTTCTTCTCCAAAGGCTTCGCAAGGAAAACTCGTACCAGCACGCAGAGTCCCGCAACCTGCTGGAACATGTCGTAATCAAGGTTGATAATTTGGACGACAAATTCGATAAACATATTGGAGATAATCATGGTCATTAGTAACCAAACGAAGCAGGTCATTCTTAGTTATGTTCGGGCTGCTGTTGCGACCGTGATGACTTTGGTGTTGGCTGGGGAAACTGAGCCGAAGAAGTTTGTGGCGGCTGTGATTGCCGCCACATTCCCGCCGATTATTCGTTGGTTGAATCCGAAAGACACAGTGTTTGGCAAGGGGTCTAAGTAATGGCTAGGCGTTCACATTCCGATTTTCTAAAGGATTACAACCAGCGCCTACAGGCATCGAAGCGTTGGCGCAAGGACGAAGCCTACGATTCTGTTTGGCGTAGACTTGTGGACCTCTATAGGGGGAAACAGTTTAACTCCTATAGTGAAGAGGACCGCATTTTGGTGAACTTAGTGTTCGCTACGGTAAACGTTATTGCCCCCAGTATTGCGGTGAACCATCCGAAGATTACTGTTAACGCCCGCAATTCCGATAACGCTGCTCAGGCTGTTATTGCGGAAGCGGTTGTAAACTATTGGTGGAAGTTCCGTGACATTCGTTCTGAGTTCCGCCGCGCAGTTAAAGACTTCATTATACTTGGTCATGGTTGGGTGAAGGTTGGTTACCGTTTCGTTGAGGAAGAAGTTATCGGTACCGATGTGGACCCGTCGGACCCGACCGCCGAAGGTGGAGAACCATCCGCAACAACAGTAATTTTGGAGGACAGTCCGTTTGCCGAACGTGTGTCCCCGTTTGATGTTTTCGTTGACCCCGATGCCACCAGTATGCGGGACATTCGGTGGATTGCGCAGCGTATCCGCCGTCCACTTCGTGAAGTAAAATCCGACAAGCGTTACGATAAATCTGCACGTGACCAGATTGGTGCGATGGCTGTTAGCCGTTACACCGATGACCCTAGTCGCAAGAAGGTTCACGACAAGTCTGTTGGTTACGCTGAGATTTGGGAGTTTTACGATTTGGCAAACCGCACGATGTGCGTGTTTGCCGATGGTGCTGACAAGTTTCTAGTGAAGCCGATGCCGATGCCTTATTCTTTTGGTCAACCGTTTGTGATGATTCGCAACTATGATGTGCCTGACCAGTTTTACCCGATTGGTGACCTAGAGCAGATTGAACCGATGCAGCATGAGTTGAACGAAACTCGTACGCAGATGATGAATCATCGTAAGCGTTTTGCTCGCAAGTATCTGTATAAGGAGTCGGCGTTTGATTCGTTGGGCAGGTCTGCCCTTCAGTCCAGTGAGGACAACATCATGGTGCCCGTCATTTCCGACGAGCCTTTGGACAATGTCATTACTCCGATGCCTGCGGTTATTAACCCGCCAGAGTTTTATAATCAGTCCGACCTAATTAGTAACGACATTGACCGCATTAGCGGTGTGTCGGAGTTTATGCGGGGCGGCTCACCCGAGATTCGCCGCACCGCGACGGAAGCCAGCCTGATTCAGGATGCGATGAATGCCCGCACAGCAGACAAGTTGGCTACTGTTGAGTTGGCTATCGCTGAGGTTGGTCGCCGCATGGTGTCTTTAGCCCAGCAGTTTATGACTGGCGAGCAGGTTGCCCGTGTAATGGGCAAGGACGGCGAACCGCTATGGGTGTCATACACGCGGGAGTATCTGGAAGGCGACTTCGATTTCGAGGTGGCGGCTGGCTCTACCCAGCCGACCAACGAGTCGTTCCGTCGCCAGATGGCGCTACAGATGGTTGATGCTATGGCACCGTTCGCTGGTGCTGGCATTATTGATATGCGTGAGATGGCGGCATATGTTTTGCAATATGGTTTCGGTGTGAAGAACCCCGAGAAGTTTATGGCGGCAGAACAGCCGATGCCACCCGCAGGTCCTTCTGGTCCTGTCCCCGCACCTGAACCTCCGATGGGTCTACCCGCTGGTCCTATGCCAGCGGGTCCGATGTTGCCTGAAATACCTGCTGGTACCCCGTTCTAGGGAACGGGGTATTCTATATATAGAGCAACCAGTCTAGGACTCTAGGAGTTAAAAGTTAATGAGCGAGGACATCGCAAACATCGAAGTATCGGAACCATTTGGGTCAACCGAAAGTGTCGGTGAAACAGGTCAGGAATCTACACCTATTCTGCCCGTTGACGAATACAGCACCTATCGGGTGCCCGTGAAAGTTGACGGCGAAGAGCAATATATTCCATTGACTGAAGCAATTTCTGGTTACCAACGCCAAGCGGACTACACCCGCAAGACGCAGGAACTGGCACAACAGCGAGAGCAGATGCAGTTCGCTAGTGCTTTGCAGACTGCGTTAGAACGGGACCCCGCTGCAACGATTGATTTGTTGAGTCGGCATTATGGAATCAGCCGTCAGGCTGCTTCCGACATGGTCGATGGCATGATGGGCGAGCCAGAAGAGTTGGACCCCGTGGAGGCTAGATACCGCCACTTGGACAGCCGTATTGCTCAGTTTGAGGAGTATCAGGCTCAACAGCAAGTTGAGCGGGAAATTGTTCGTTTGCAGGATAAGTACCCAGATTTCGACCCATCTGAGGTAGTGACGACAGCACTCCGATTGGACACTACCGACCTTGAAGCCGTCTACAAGCAGATTGCGTTTGACAAGATTATGAATGAAGTCGAACTTAGGCGAAAGGCTCAGCAACGACAGGCTGCACAAGAGCAGCAGGTTGTAGATGCTAAGCGTGGCGCTGCGGTTATTGCTGGTGGTTCCAGTGCCAGTGGCGCTGGGATTGTTCAGCAGGCTGAACCTATCAGGTCAATCCGAGATGCATGGGCTGCTGCTAAAGAACAACTTAACGCAAACTTCTAGATAGAAAGGTAGGACATTATGCCTGCTGGAAATACTAACTTCGACGCACTTCTTTCAACGACACTCGCTAACTACCGCGACCAGTTGACTGACAACGTCTTTACTGCCCGTCCGCTGACCTACTTCCTCATGGACAAGGGTCGCATCCGCATGCTGGATGGTGGTACGAAGATTGTTGAGCCGCTCATCTATGGGCAGAACTCGACGGTCGGTTCGTACTCGGGTTACGACACCATCTCTCTCACCGCTCAGGCTGGCATTTCGGCTGCTGAATACGATTGGAAGCAGTACGCTGCGTCCATCGCCATCAGCGGTATCGAAGAAGCCAAGAACAACGGTGAAGCCGAAATCATCAACCTTCTCGAAGCCAAGATTATGCAGGCTGAGGAGTCGATGCGTGAAGGTTTCAACCAGATGTTTTTCGGCAACGGCACGGGCAACTCGGGCAAGAACTGGAACGGTCTGGGCAACATCGTTGAGTCGGGCAACACCGTTGGTGGAATCGACTCGTCGGACAGCGACAACACTTGGTGGCGTTCGTACGAGGAAAACACCGCTGGTGCTTTGACCCTCGCACAAATGTCGACAGCGTACAACTCGGTGTCGGTCGGCAACGACCACCCCGACATGGTGCTGACCACCCAAACCCTGTTCGAGAAGTACGAGGCGCTGTTGCAGCCGCAACTGCGTTACACGGACACCAAGACGGCAGATGCTGGTTTCCAGAACCTGCTGTTCAAGGCTGCTCCCGTGACGTACGATGCGCACTGCACCGCTGGTGTCGTGTTCTTCCTGAACAGCAAGTACCTCACGCTGGTCGGTCACTCGGGCAAGTGGTTCTCGCAGACGGAGTTCGTCCGCCCCGAGAACTTGGATGCGCAGTACGCACTCATCATGTGCTACGGCAACCTCACCTGCCGCAACCGTGCCAAGCAGGGCAAACTTACCGCTAAGACTGCCTAACTTTCCTAGCGGAACAACTCGGATAATGGTGGGGGGAGAAAGCCCCCCACCATTTCTGTTTATATTGGAGTATAGATGGCACAGTCAAGAAACCCGAGCGAACGCAATAAGGTCGGGGAAAAGCAAAAAAAGAAGCAGGCTTGGTGGGAATCCGCTTTGAATGCTGCTGGCGATTTTGCTACTGGACTGGGCGAAACAACTGTTGGCAACCTGTCGAAGGTTGGTCAGTTCGGTGGCAATCTAGTTAAGGGCACTATTGTTGACCCTGTTGCTTGGGCGATAAATAATCCTGATGAGGTTGCTAAAACTTTCGTCAGTCCAGAGCGTGCTAACGAGTGGATTTATGACAACTTGTTTGCTGGCGAACAACTTGACCGAATGGCTCAGGGGAATGCTGGTTTGGCTGACGCTGCTATTGCAGCGATGTCGTTGCTTCCATTCAAGGCTGGCAGTCTTGCTGACGATGCAGCCAGTGCAGCGATAAAAACTTTTGACCCACGCACTGAATGGTTTAAGCCAATCGACCCACTTCAAAGTCGTTTGAATAGACAACTGGCACGTTCCCGAACGAAACGTCGTGGTATGCGGGAACTTGAAGAGGATATTCGTCGTCATAATGATTTGATGAGAAAAAACCGTTTGAACTGGGATGGAAGTCCCATGACCGAACAACAATTTGACGAACTTGCTGATGCAACATGGAATAATAAAATAGAAGTACCTTCTTCTGATTCATATAAAGCAATAAAAGAATTTGCTGAGAAGAAAGAAAATGATATTAAAAGTTTTATGAGAACTTTTACTTCGCGCGGAACTGAAAGCATTGAACCAGATTTTACTGTTGGTTCTAAAAAATTCATATATGATGAATCCGCACCTTCAGGTGTAATGGAATTAAAAAATTATCAAACAGCATATATTGGTCAAGATAAAAAATTGCAAGATGCTGCTGAATGGTATTACAACACTGTTGGTGGTTCTGAAAAAATAAAAAAAATGACGAAACTAAAAAAGACATCAGCAGGCAATACCCAAAACGTGATAGAAGCGGCAAATCTTAGAAAAGAAATGATTGCCGCGTACGATGAACATATCGCTAAGTTCGGAAAGAAAAAGTAGTGGCTATTCAAGGTTCTGTCCCCGCCCACGCCTATTATGGTAAGCCCGTTTCTGGCATCAGATTGGCTTCAGTTGACGGTGCCCGCCTAGCGGCACCGTCTGCCCCCTATATTGGTCGTGGTAACAAGTGTTCCGCTAATCAGGATACCTGTGAGGGTATCCGCGCCAAGGGCACGGACCTCTGCATGGGTCATTTGAGGTCCGCAACAAAGGGCAAGGACAAGGAGGTGACGGATGGCGTACACGACAATGACGGCAACGACGCTGCGTAACACTGTTCGACAGATTGTTGACCTAGATACTGAGGATTTGCCTGACAGTCTACTGAATCTGTATATCCGTGACGGATACTACAGGATTTTGGATGTTGAGAAGCGCTGGTCTTGGTTGGAAACCAGTTTTCAATTTACGACTACACCCAACTTGCGGTCGTATTTGATTTCTGGTTTTACTGCTGACCCGATTAGTCAGGTTGTTTCGATTGTGGACAATGTGGGTGTTGGTGCCCGTTTGGAAATGGTCGGCTATGAGGACGCTGAGGGTACCTATATTGGTTCGTATGATACGGCTGGTGACCCACTGTTTTATGCGGTGTGGAATGACCGCATTCACCTGTATCCGAAACCGAATAACGCTAGGTTGTTGACTTGTCGCGGATATCGTGAGCCACGTGACTGGATTGGTTTGAACGATGTTGTTGACGCACATCCGTCGCTACATTTTCCGCTGGTTTACTACGCTGTCTCTAGGGTTTACCAGCAGTTAGAGGATGCGCAGATGTCTGCCATCTATAAGCAGTCGTTTGATGAGGGTGTTGCGATGGCTGCATCAAACGTGTCGAAACCCACTAGCCACGGTCATTTGATTATGGCTCATGGTCCTACCAAGGGTCGTCCTACCTATAAGGGTTGGTTGCAGAACCTCGGTCGCACGTTGGGGCAGTAATGGCTGGGATAAATATTTTCCAGCAACAAGATTTTACTGGCGGTCTGAATCTGCGTTCGGACCAGTTTCAGTTGGGCGACAACGAGTCGCCTGAAATGTTGAATGTGGAGATTGACCCCCGTGGAGGTGTGTTCTCTAGGGGTGGGATGGTTCGTATCAACAATACTGCTATTTCTTTTAATGGTAGTTGGTTGCCCCAAAAGTTGACACCGTTTTATGGCACAACTCCACATGTGATGTTAACCACTACTACAAAGGTTTACAAATCAACTGGTTCAGATTTCACAACTTTACAGTATTCTGCTGGTAATGATGTGACAGCCAATAGCACACACGGTGCATGTTTGGCTGTGTGGGGCGATACTTTATATATTGCTACTGGTAGTGCTGCTGTTGCTGGCGGATACCGTTGGAAAACCACGGATGTATACGCTAGTGCTTTGACCGCCAGTGGCACCAATCCGCAGGCTTGGCAGGCGTATGGCGATGCACCTGCTGGCAAGATTCCTCAGGCGGAACACCTGTGTGTCCACGCCAATAAAATGTTTGCTGCCAACACCAATGAAGGTGGTATTGCGTATCCCAATAGGATACGCTGGTCGCACGAATTTATCCCCGACAACTGGAAACAGGATGACTATATTGATATCAACGCTGGTGGCAGCGGCATTCAAGGCATGGTGGTTGCAAATGGTCAACTCATCATCTTCAAACCAAACGCCACGTTCTTGCTATACGGATACGACTCAACGAACTTTCAGATAATTGAACTCAGCAGTTCTGTTGGATGCCAAAGCCATCACGCAATATGCGCTACCGATAGTGGCGTATATTTTTATGCGCTGAATAGAGGATTGTTTTTTACTGACGGCAACAGCATTGTGGATGTTTTCAAAAACATCCGACCCATTATTGACTTGGGTTATGTGCCGAACTCGAATGCCGAGGACTTTAGTGTTTCTTGGGTTGGCGGCAGAGTATGGCTCTCTGCCGCATACAGCACTAGCGGAACTTTACCTACAAGTCCTACAGTCAACTTTGTGTTTGACCCAACTCTCGGTGCGTGGACATTACACCAGACAACTGACGGCAAGGGGTTGATTGGTGGTTGCGATTTTAGGGCAACTGGCAATATCGCCTATAGGTTGATGATACACCCTACTCTTCCTAGGGTTTTGGATGTTGATAAGTACGATTTGGCTACTGACAATATTGCTGGAACTGCAACTGGTTTTTCTAGTTACTATCGCACTAAGTGGTTTGACGCTGGAACGTATATGCAAAAGAAAATGTTTCGTCGTCCAGAAATTGTTATGAAAGAAGCAGAAGTTGCACAGCAGGTTAACGTTAAAGTTTACCACGATTTCGATGAGGCTGACGCAAACTTTAGACGAGAGTTTAATTTAGCGCAAGACAATTCCACAACTTCATTATGGGGTAGTGCTTTGTGGGATGTTGCTCTTTGGTCCACTGGTGTTGTTTCTTCCGTGGTTAAAACTGGTAAGAATCTTGGTATGGCTAAGACTGTGCAGTTGAAGTTCACTGGTCAATCTGGTCAACCTTGGGGAATCAACAGTATTGGTTACAAGTTTAATTCAAGAAGGGTTGGTGGCTGATGGCTACTTTGACTGTTCCGTATTCGTTTAATCCGAATACGGCTATCGTTGCATCGGAAATGAACAGTAACTTTGCTGCTGTTAAAACGTTTGTTGAGGCTTTGGCAGCGGGGACAAACATCGATGCTGCTGCTATTACTACGGATAAGTTAGCAACGAACACTGTTCAGTTGTTGACTCCTACTGGCAGCATTGTCCAATATGGTGGTTCCGTTGCGCCGACTGGCTGGCATCTGTGTGATGGTACTCCTTTGTCGCAAACAACGTATGCTGCGTTGTTTGCTGTGATTGGCAGTACGTATAACACCAGCGGTGGGCAGACTGCTCCGTCTGCTGGAACTTTCCGTGTGCCGATTCTATCTGGTCGCGTTCCTGTCGGCAAGGCTGTTGCTGGAACATTTAGTTCCTTGGGTGGGTCGGGTGGTTCTGAAACCCACACGTTGACGGATGCCGAATCTGGGCTTCGTCAACACCAACACAGTGTTTCAATTCTCAGCCAAAACGACAATGCCGACCACACACACAGCATGGACTTTAATACTGGTTTTGAATCGGCAACACACACACACAACGTTACATTTTCTGATACTCCATCTGGAAACTTGACAAACGTTGCACCAAGTGCTGGGTCTGGAATTATTGCTCAGGGTTTCAATACCTCGTCCACTGCGACCAATACGGAAACAGGTGACCATCAGCACCGCGTCCTAGGTAACACTGGGGTCGAATCGGCATCACATGCCCACACCGTCAGTGGCACCACCGCCGATGTTGCTGCCGCAAATGCAACTAGTGCGCACAACAACCTGCAACCATATATCGTTGTTAACTACATTATCAAACTGTAATCATGGCTGACTGGTACTCTCCTCTTTTGTCCACGCTAACTAGCAGTGATGCTTTGGCGTTGCAGCAAATCATTCGTTCAATCGGGCAGGAACTTGCCCGATTGAATAAAGAACTTGAAGATTTGAAGAGCGGGAATATTTCGTACAGTGATGTGCAGAGAAGCAAGTTGAGGTAGGTATGGCATATACAGAACAGGGTGCTTTACGGAAAAGATTGCAGCAATCGCTGGCTAACCAGCAGGCTTCATTTTATGGTCAGCAGCGTGGGACACGCCGAATCTCGGATGTTCAACGCAAATACATGGAGGGATACCAGCCACTGCTGGCTGGCTTTGGTCGCCGTGGGTTGGGTGGACCATCGGTCGAGTCTGGCATTATGCGGGGTGGGCTTTCTAATTATGCAGAAAGTTTGCAGCGGGACTTGGGGTCGGAAACCCAGAACATGCAGGAAGAATTGAACTCTATTTCAATGAGGGACGCTGCGGAACAGGCTGACCTAGAGGACTTTTTGACAGCCATTAGGCTTCAGAAACAGCAGGACATTCTTGATAGTGCTTCAACTTTGCGCACTTTGGGCGCATATTAATGGAACAAGGTAGGTATTAATATGGCAAGGATGTGGGACCCAGTATCGAAGAAGTGGGTTGACAAACCAGCAAATACTGCTGGTTTGATTCCAAGTTCCTATGCGGGTTTGCCGATGAGTATTACCCCTACGGAAGCAGAAGGGTATAATGCCTATACTAGTGAATATGGTACCAGTGGTAATCTGGACGAAATACTGAATCCGTCCACTACAACTGGTTCAAGCAAACCTAGCCGTAAGCAGTCTAGGACTTGGGGTATGGAGGCGGCTAAGCCGTTGGAGGCTGCTGGTCAACGTGCGCAGGCTGCTTATGGGGCACGCGCTGGGGAGCAGGCTGCGGCTATGCGAGGGTTGTATGACCCGATGTTCCTTCAACAGGAGGCTGCTGTTAAGGGTTTGCGTGGGCAGGCTATGGCTGCGTATGACCCGTATTTTACTCAACAGCAGGCTGCGATTGATAATCAACGTCAGGCTGCTATAGATTTTCTAGAGTCACAATATGGTGGTTCTAAGTCCACCATTGAGCAGGCTACTCAGGCTGCGCTGGCTGGTATCCCAGTAGCGCAAGCATATTCAAATGTTCCGATTGTCCAACTTCAACAGCAGGCTAATCCTTTGATGGCTAGTTTGGCTGGGTTTGGTGCGGGGACAGAGGCGGCTAATGCTCAGTCTGCGCAGGATGCTTTGTTGGCTGGGCAGTTGGCACAGTTGGCGCGTGGGTCTGCTGGTCAGTTGCAGCAGGCGCAGGAAGCGATGCGTAATGCCGCTATTCAGGATGCAACTTTTGGTGGGTCGCGGGCTTTGCAGCAGTTGGCTCTTCAGCGTATTGCCCAGTTGGGTGGTATTGAGTCAACTCGGCAGGCTGGTTTGTCCTCGCTTGCTGGTGAACGTGCCCGTTTGGGTGCGGATTTTGCTGGGCAGGAAGCAACTGGTTTGACGGATATCGCTAAGCAGCGTGCTGGTTCAGGTATCGAGGTGGAGCAGGCTCGTCAGGCTTTGCTTAATGAGGGTCTTGGCGCTTTGCTGGGTGGACAGGGTGATGCTGCTACTCAGTTGGCTAAGACGATTGCGGAGTTTGGTGGAACTGCACCCAAGGCTTTCCAGCCGAAAAAAACTACCAAGGGTGGTAAGGGTGGTAAGGGTGGTAAAGGCGGCAAGACTGGTTCTAAGGGCGGCAAGAAGTAATGTCTAGGAAGCGGCAACTTACTGACCAACAAGTTCTTCAATACATTCTTGTTGGCGGTGATTTGGGTAATCTTTCAAAGGAGACTGCTGTTACGCAGCAGCAGTTGCTGCGTGTGCTGGTTACTAATCCTCAGATTCTTCAGGCGTTTCAGGGTCAGGCTCAGGCTGACACGTTTTATGGTGGGTTGGATACGTTTCAAGAAAACAAATGGTATGCGGACCAAGCACCTGAAGTGAACTATGTTCAAGAACAGTATGACCAGATGGAAGAACCAGCCCGTAATTATGCGACCGACTACTTTAATGATTACCGCACTACTGGCGGTAACCCGATTCGGTTGGCTGAACTAGAACAAATCTATAATGACCCAGCGACAGTAGAGGCACGTTACGGTATTCCGCAAAACGCTTATTCTGTGTTGTTTCAGAAAATTAAAGAGGATGCACCAAAGTGGTATTCGCAGGACTTGGAAGTCCAGCGCAGAAATCGTGACATTAACTATAAGGGTTTTCAATCTCGCCGTAAAGAGGCTGACATTATGGCTGGCGAGACGGGGGCTATGGCGGCTATGCGCCAAACCACTGGGTTTGGCGAACTGACTAATCTGCCTAGCCCAACACAAACTTTTGCTGAAGTTGCTAGCAAACGTGCCCGCGAAAAATATACGCCAGAGTTCAAGCCAGACCTAAAAGGCAAGAGTGCGTCCACGGTAGATAGGGCTATTTCTGCTTTGACCGAGACACCCAAGTTCAAACAGGAGTCTGCTGAGGCTGCTCGTCAACGCGCTTTGTTTGAGCGGGGGTTTCTGAAGGCTGCGGGAGAGAAGGCTGGTAAGAAAGGAACACCTTACACAGAGACGGTGAAGAAGATTTTGCCGTTTATTTCTGCTCGCTTGAACGTCGAAGGGTAATACATGGCTGTTAAGGGTTCGCCCTTTTCGAAGAATCCGCTTCCTGTTGGTACGCCACCAGTTGGCTATGGGTTACCTGCTGCACCTACTGGTGCGAAACCTCGCCCCACCCGCCCCACTGTTGGGTCTGGTGGTGCAACTTTCAGCGCCCCGATGGGCACAGTTAAGGGTGTTAACTATGCACCTGCTGGAGCCGAGGGTACCAAGACAACGCTC